ATATTGGCAACACACATACCAGAAGATACTGCTCCCCATGGTTTTCCATTAGCTAATTTAATGTCTGGATGTGATTTCAATGAATCAAATATGCATTTAAGTTTATCATATGGATTAATAACAGTATCCATTATATTTACTATCAACAACTCACAGTTAAAATCAATATTGTGATCGAATAAGAAATCAATAATATCTTTATAGTCCAAATCTTCTATATGATCTAATAACATTTTTGCTATATCTTCATGATTAGCATTATTTAGTTCATCAGGATAATTTTCTATCATATATTTCAATATTCTCAATATTTTAGTATCTTTAGAAGTTCCTTTATTAGAATATTGATCTAATAACGTCTCTAATGATTCTTCATCGGCAAAATAATTTTCTAAGTATTCTTTATCATCTCCTGTGAATTTACTATAAGAATCTAAAAATTCATTTTTGTCTTTTAATGGTTTAATCCTTTCAAATTTATTCATACAATTATTCCTCCTAATATTAGATTCAGTTATATACTATATATGTGTATTTAAAATAATATATTTTTAAGGAGTGTTTATTTATGAACAAAATTAAAGAAAATTATGAAAGAATTTTAGGATCATTATTTATTACAGACCAACCTATCAGAGATTTGATTGATAAGAGATTCAGAGTAAAGAACGAAGATGATATGTATAAATTATATGAAAAGATTCAATACTCTAAAGAAATGATAATGAAATTCAGATTTGATCATGATTTTGAAACATTATATAATTTAAAACAATGGATGAATATGTTTAATGATTCTCAATTATTCGATATATTCCAAGTAATAACTTATAAAGTGTTGATTGATATAAGAGACAAAATTAAACGTAATGAATTATTATACGGTGTACCAAATGCTCGTATACAAATTAAATTCTATAAAAAATACACACCATTAGAAAATGGAGTATATTTTAATCAATATTACATCAAATCTGATATCGATGGTTTTTCAATTGATATACCATGTAATTTTAATAAAACTGATAATAAATCTATTAGAGATAATATTCTCATTTTTCCAGAAATAAAATATAATGATAAACCTGTACCTATGCATACTGATTTAAATGATATAGTTTCTAAAATAAAAATAAATATAGATGATTCATTATCTAAACTTGGGACAACCTCTAGAAAATGTGTTAAATTTAATGATGATAGTATAAGTACGATGAATATACTTTTATCTTTATATAGAAACGATATTATAGATGGTAATAATACTAGTATATTAGATGCATTCATTAGTATAATTTATTCTAAAGGATTACTAGATATAACTGATAACACTAGAGGAACAAAGTTATCTCTAACTACAAATAATAATAATGATATATTTGTATGGAGAACAGTTATATTAAGTGGTGTATATAATACTTATAGTAGCAAATCTAATACCAATTTATTAACAGTATCTGCAGAAGATATATTGAATGAATACAATAAAATGATAAAATAAATATATTATATGGGTATAGCAGATCTGCCATACCCATTATTTTTTTAATTAATCTATTTTAGAAATCTCTTCTGGTTGCCATTTTCCTGCATTAGTATACATTCCTTTTCCATCTGTCCATATGATAAAATCTTTATTATCAAAATTCTTTTCAGCATTAATATCAGATGTAGGTCTATTATCAGCATTAACTTTATCATAATCTGGATTATATCCTATTGGTTTAGCAATAGATACATTAGAGCTTACAGAAGGTATTAGAGTTCCTCCTGATGTAGTTCCTCCAGTAGTTACTCCATCAGTTACAACTCCTCCTTTAATAGTGGCATTTATAATAGCATTGCCAATCTGAGTTCCACCAATAATTGTTCCACCAACTACAGTTCCTCCAGTAGTCACTAATGGTTTATCTGGATCTATAGGAACAGTAATTCCTTCTTCTATCGTATATCGTTTATTATCTATATTACCAGAAGCTGTTCCTCCAGTTCCTGTTCCCCCTACAGTAGTTCCACCAGTTGTTATATTTCCTATTGTTATGCCACCTGTAGTTATCATATCGTCTCCTGTTAATTGAGCATCTACAACAGTAGAATTATCTATAACAGGATTTATTACAGTACCATTTGTTGTTTTACCTCCTTCAATAGTACTATTTACTATAACTACATTAGCTATTATTCCTTTAATGGTTGCTTTTTCTGTAATTAATGTGGCATCATCTACAATACCATCTATATCTCCAGATCTAACAATACCATTTAACATAATACCTTCTATGATATTTCCACCTAATGTGTTACCATTTATAGTATATATATTGTGATGTAATTGATTTTCTCCATAAGCTAATCCATCAACAGTGTGACCACATACTATTCCACTAACTATAGTACCTTCTAATATATTTCCATTCTTGTCTACAGAAGCATTAGTAATTATAGCATCTTTAATATCTCCTACAGTAGTACCATATTTATGTGTACTGTTTAATATAGTAGCATCTTCTTCAGCATATGGAACATATAATTTACAATCTCTTATTTGATCATTTTTTATAATAACTACAGATGTAGTATAATTAACAGAACAGTCTATACGTATCTTATAGAGATTATCATTACCGTCTATTTTATATATTTTATATATATCTGTAACCATACCTGAACATCTTTTAATATCTCCATTTTCTATGTAATCTATAGTATATATTTTTCCTTGTTCTAAAGTAACTATTTTATCCATTAAGCTATTAGTATAGCAGAATTTTAAATCTAAAGACATTTTTGCTTTAGTATTTACTTTAGTTAATATACTACTTACACATGAAGCAGGGCATAAATTTAATGGACCATCTGCTCTATATAAACCAGACATAACTCCTGGAGTACATGTAGATACTTTGGTTCTTGCTACATCTATATTTCTTGGATGATTATCTGTACCATAATATACTGTTGGATTTTTATCATACATATGATTTATAGAACAAGAATTACAAGAATTTACATTCGTTGAAAACTGACTCATTATAGTTTCCTCCTTTTATTTTATTATATTAATGTGATAATTACCATTTATAGTTTCTAATTTTACCATATATGCTTAAATTATGATATATTATTTATTAAAATATAGAAAATATGATAGATAACAGTATAGGTATAGGGAGATAACCCTATACCTACATCTATTAATTTATTAATGTCATATTTTTATCGATATTAGGTCTATTTATAAAATACTTTATCACAGTATTAATATTATATATAAATATTGTTGATAATTTATATGATGCTCCAGTATACCATACTTTTTCAAAGAATTTAATCAATATAACAAATTTCCATAATAATAACGGTTCATTATCTTCGTGATCATATCTCATGCAATATAAAGCTACAGAGTTTAATATATTAATACAAGCAATAGCAAACTTAGATGGATAATAAAGAGAATGCCTTTTTCTTGCTTTTGTTCCCCACAAACATCTATCTACCATGAATGGAAATGTATTACAATAAAATTCTAAATTATAAAATTCTAATAAATCAGATATATTTTCTAAAGAAAAATTATATAGTTTTGTATCAGTTACATTAGTAGGAAATTGAGAATATTTTATAGTTTCTAATACTAATGATATATCTCCAAATGCAGCTAATCTATAATAATATTTAATCATACATTTTATGTCTCTTTTAACATCTTTTGATATATCATACTTATTATTTTTTATATCTTTAAATAAATTAGCTAATGTATCTATATTAGTCTTTATATCGCTCTCTTTATATACATTATATAATATAGAACCAATATCTTTACCATAATAAATAGAAAAGAAATTATTATTTTCCATCTTTCTTATCTATTCCTAATTCTCTTTCAAACCAATTGATCATTTCATGAATATCTGTTTCTTTTTCTAGTTTCTTTAATAATAAAAATAAATTAATAATACTAAGACCTAGAATTTTATTGTGTTCCTGAGGTATATTTTTTCTATCTAGATATAATAGATCGTCTAAATGTTTTATAAATAAAATAACAAACCACATACCAGCATAATCATCAACTTTAAATGTTCTAGATAATCTGGACAACAAAACATTAACAACAGCACCGTATTCAAATCCTAACCCAGTATTATCCATTTCTAATTCAGTGTAACGAGAATATCTATATTTTTTCATAATTCGTGGAATTAGATTAATAGTAGCAGATGGATCTAATGCAAATCTAGTTTTAAGAACTATATTATTTAAATCAGACAAGACTCTTTTATATCTAACTTCAGATTTACTGTATTTAGATAGATTTTTATGATTATTGATAAAATCAATCAATATGGTACATGGTTTGATACCAATAGCCATCATACTATAATCATATATTTTTTTACATAATTCTTGTTTTTCTATACTAATATTATTCTCATTACTATCTATATTCTTTTTCTTAAAATCTTCTAATTTATCAATGGTATCAAATAGATTAGAAGAAAAGATATCATCAAATACCTCTTTAAATTCAGGACCAAGAACTTTATTTAATGTAAAAATATTAGAATCATTAGGAATATTAATCATTTTTAACTCTCCTTTTATAAATATTATATATTATTTTGTGTAGGGTTAATAACTTTATTAGTCATTTGCATCTTTAATCTAATTTGTATAATAATATTAGTTTGTATTAATTGATTGGAACTCATCATCATATTATATAACTGATATATAGAAGAACCAGTTGTATGTAGGTTATCAGTAAATAAAGATACAATATCAGGATCTTTATATATGTATCTATATATAGTTTCATCAGTTACAGTCATATTAGATACGAATTTTAATACCATTGGTAAATGAGCAGCAATCATGGCTAATTTAGGATCTTCAAATACAGCCATACTATAATTAGATACATCTTTATTTTTCTTGTATCCTTCTAAATTAAGTTGATTATATATATCCTCTTTCTGATCTCTTAAAAATTTTACATAAAAATCAATTAAATATAAATCAAATTTAGATACAAAGAAATCATACATGTATTTAGCTAATGTATAAAGATACATGTTGTCCTCTAGATTATTTATATCATATAATATATTATATTTAGAAGCAATTATTTTAATAATTGAACGATAAGTTTCTTCTCTTGTTTCATCGATATTATCAGAATCTGTAGGATAATTAGTATAATAAGATTTGAATATAGATTCGAAAGATTCTACAATATTAGGAGAAGGAATAGTATCAAATTTATTTAACTTTGTTTGCAACATATCTTCTACAATATCCATTACATAATTAGAATCAAAATATGATAATAATACACTAACTTGGTTAGTAGATTGATATTCATATATTTTATTATTTGTCATAAAATCAAGCATAATAGTTTCACCTCATGTATAAAATTGATTATTTAAAAGTATGATGATAAATATAAAAAAAAATAATAGAGAGGTAAATTTACCTCTCTATTATTATTATGATATTATCTGATATTAAATCCGATAGAATTTTTAAAATTTTTGGAATTTTTATTATTAGCAAATATATTGCTATCATCAAAATCTACATCTAGCAATTTTATAAGTTGATCTTTAGTAGGATCTGTTTTTAATTTATCAGTATCATTAAATAATCTATAAGATTGTTTTATCATAGATTTTTCTAATACTGATCTAATAAATCTACCATTACCAAAATCTTTTCTATTAGAATATTTATCAATAGATTCTTTTAGTTTAGATATAAATCCATCAGTTAATTCAATAGACATATCTTTTGATAATTTATTAGATATCTTGAGCAACTCTTCTTTATTATAATTAGGAAATTCTACAATAGTAGATATCCTAGAAGGTAAACCGCTATTAGATTTTAATAGTTTATTCATATCTTCAGGATAACCTGCAAAAATGATTATAAGGTTATTTCTTATTCTTTCTTCGTCCATAAGAGAAACCAAAGTATTTATAGCTTCAGTACCATATGAACTATCATTATTATCTAAAAGAGAATATGCTTCATCGATAAATAATATTCCTCCTAATGAAGAATTAACTATTTCTTCTACATTTTTAGCAGTCCATCCAACATATCTTTCTATTAAATCAGATCTACTAACAACTCTAACAGAAGGGATTTTAATGATACCTATTTTATACAATTCTATTGCTAATAACTTAGCTACAGTAGTTTTACAAGTACCAGGATTTCCCAAGAAACACATATGTTTAGAGAATTTATTAGATGTATTGATACCATGATCTTGTTTATATTTATTCATACTAACGAATGCAGTATAATTCTTAAGAATCTTTTTAACAGAATCTAAACCAATAAGATCATCTATATTTTCATGTATAAAACCAACATTATTTTCATTCAATGATAATTTTAATTTTTCTTTTTCTGTATCTATTTTGGTCTTTAAATTAAGTTCTAATGGGATTTTAGAAGATAAAGCCTTTTTAGCTTCTTTTAACATCTTATCTATTTCAGAATCCCAATTTTTATATTCTATATTATTAAACATTTTAAATATATTAGCTACTAATGATTTGGATCCTAATAAAGAACCATAATTAGATGGGCTTAATTTAATACAATAAAATAGAAAATCAATTATTTTGGTATTGTTACATAATGCTTTTATTTTATATTTATTTATTTCTCCATTATTCATATCTATATCATTTAGAGTCTTAAATGCGAAATCTTTTACCTTAGATTTGGTTTTAAATGGATTAGATTGAGATAAAGGAAGAGGTATTAAATTATCAGGTAATAAGAAGTTATTATTATATGGAATTGTATCTTCATACCATATGAATAAATTACAACTAGCAGATAAAGATTGTAAAAGAACTGAAAGAGATTGTTTGAAGTATTTTACAAATGATTCTTCTATTGGAGAATTTATAATATTAATAAATCTGCTTATACTTTCATAATCTTTTTCAGAAGCATTAAATTCAGAAAAATTGATACTATCATTAAGTGTTTCTAACACCTCTACGTCACCGATTTTAGCCAAACAACTATTATCAAATATATCTGGTTTAATATCTAATTGATTATATAATCTTCTTCTTGTGTAGTTATTTTTATTATTAGATGATGTTTTAGATTTAATTCCCTCAATTTTAGAATTTTTATAAAATCTTGAATTTTGTTTGTTAGTATATAATTCACCTTCATCGATATATTCCATTTCTTGATTCAATCCTGGTATTCTTAATATCAAGGTTGATCCTTTTAGATACGTTTCTACACTGTTTAAATACATTTCTATCTTATCAAGTACACCAGTATTAGAATCATAATAACTATTAATTTCTGATAAATTATTATATAATCCCATAATAGATACAACATTAACAGTCTCAGATGGTAGATTATTATTAGCGTCGAATATATTATTTAATATATATTTTACTTCATTTAGATCTCTTGCATAAAATTTAGATAAGAAAGTAATAGGTTTATTTTTATTACGTATTTCTCTTCTAACTTTATTTATATTCTCTTTAATTAGATTATAATTTTTTGATGCATTTACATCGTGCCACCAGTAATCTAGTTTAAAATTACTTGTATCATAATGATATAATGTAGTATTTGAATACGATACAAATGCAAATTGATCCATCAGTAATCCTATAATATAACTCTTTTTATCTCCACATAGTTCCATCATAGCATGTTTGTATTCTCTATACCATTGATCAGTAGACATATGAGATCTTGTATATTTTATATCTGTTAAAAATCGAATATTATCAATTTCTTTATTCCATATAGTTAAAGAACTAGAAAATGTAGGAGAATATATCTTAGTTCTACAACATTTCATAAATTCATTTAAATCTACTTGCTCAATTCCTCCCATATAAAGTAGTTTAGGATACTTTTTAGTAATTACGTTAGTTCTATCATTAAACGACATAGTTATCTCTTTCATAGCATCTTGTAATTTTTTAATATCAGCAAATCTTACTTCAGATATTAATCCTTCACAAAAGAGAGTATTTTCAAATCTGGTAAGAGTAGTTTTCTTCCATTTTTTGCCAATATCTTCTAATATATTATCATTGATATTATAAGATTCAGTAAAATACTTTATTATAATTTTAATATCTTCTAAATTACTAAACTTACTATCAGAGCTAATAGAATATTTGTTAGGATCTATAGCAATGTATCCAGAAATAGTTTTGGTAATAGGCATAGGTTCTCCATCTTTATCTACCTCAAGAATAGAAGACATAGCAGGAAATTGAGTTGAAGGTAATAATTTATAATCATCTTCATTCAATAAAAATAGCATATGGTCAGGTAAATAAGTATTAACTATTTTCTGTACCTTGTCCATATCGTATGAAAATGTTTTTACATTTCCATCCATAATAGCATCAAAATAAAGTTTTACATAATACATAGTTAAATCTCTCCTTTTAATATATTTTATAAATGTATTACAATTATATAGTATATAATTGAAACAAAATTTACCCTAGTCCAGATAAGGACTAGGGAATATTTAATGTATTTCGTCATCTTTAGCCATTAATATACCATTTCTATCTATATTAGGAGAAAAATTACTATAAGCTGAATTATATCCTATTTCATCATAATCTTTATAAAAATCTGTAAATACAGAATCAGGTAATGATCCATCTTTACCCATTATATCTTCTTGATCTACTGCTATACTATCTACAGATATATTATAGTATCTAGCATATGCTTCTCTAGCAGATTTATCATGCATTAAGAATTGTTTAAGCATTTTATTTTCTTTAACTCTTTGCCTTTCTATGAATTCATTATACATCATTCCTTTAGCTTTTTGCATATCTTTGATATCATTAGCTACTTTATCTTCTCCATCTCTTGTTATATATAATATCTCTTGAGTTATATCTCCGAAATCTTCTGCACCTTCTAATGATACTATATCATCAACAGATTCTTCTGTTTTAATAGTGGTCTTTTCTATACCAAATGTTTCTCTTAAGTTTTTCCCTTCATACCATACATACATAGCCATCAAATAAGAGAATATCTGGTCATCATGTGTTAAATCAGAATGTTCAACTTTTCCATTTCTCTTTACTTCTAATCCTCTTAATTCGTGATATAATGTAGGAGATATAAATTTGTCTTTATGCAAATTTACCCTTTCTTTAAGCAATTCTATTAATTGGTCACGTACATTCTTATCAGAATATAGACCAAATACTTTAGTTTTACGTTTATTTCTTATTACCCTATTACCATCTGTAGTTTCTTCTAATATTCGATCTTTTATTTCGTAATATAGATTCTTCTTCACTTTAGTTTCTTTAAGTTTTCCTATTACTGAATGACCGTAACCGTTATCTTTAGATATAGACGCAACTCTATATCTGTTAATGATTATCATTAACCACTCTCATTACAAGACGTGACGAGATCATATGTCATCCCTATTATTATATAGGGCCAGGATTTTTCTTCCACCGTATACTTGTGGTTCTACTCTTTCGTCAAAAGATGATCGTTGAACGTTCTGATATATTAATATATTCAGTTTCGCTGCTAAACAAAGGTATTATTAAACCTTCTTCAAAGCAATTAACCCTGTAGAAATATAGATATTACTATCTATACTGAGCTTACTTAACTCCGTTACGTTCAATATTAATAACAGCATTAGGCATTAACTTAAGAACTATATATTCTATTACTCTAGCTAAATCTATAAGACTAATAGTATTGCATCTCAATTCAGCAAATACTCTGGTAGTCTTGCTATCAATTATAGTTATACATGAAGAGTCTTTGGATACACCACCAGATGGATCGACACCAATAATTGGAGGATATTTAGGGATTAGATTCTGTTTTAATGGTATTTCTTCAAATATTTTTAATTCATATTTATTGAATATAAGTATACTTCTTATAGGTTCTTTACAAAATTTATATATTACATCTAATTCTTCTTTTGTGAATGGACAATTTTCTGCTTCATCTGACCATTCTAATAAAAATTCTCTTCGTATTAAAGGCCAGTTCCAATCCTGCTTCTTACATTTGTCATAGAACCATTCTTCATCATATCCTAATTGTTGATATGAAAATTGTACATGAACAAATGTAGACAGTTTATTAGCATTAATAGTATCTATTATTTGGTTATAAGTTCTATCATACCACGACTCATTAAATTTAGTAGCCATATTTATAATCTTATATGCATATTTACCTTCTTCTGTAGTTAAAAATCCAGGTGTTGTAGTATATAAAATTCCATATGGGACATTATTCTTTTTAGCTATTTCAGTTGCTTTAGACATAGCTGGAGCCATATTACCATATATAGTTTCCATAAATGGAATGAACGCATATTCGTCCGCCCATAATAATGGAAACGTATTACCACGCAATAAATTTGCTGCTGCTAATTCATTTCTTGCTTTAGCAAATGTTCTAAGTTTATTATGATTAATAGCATTTTCCATATATGTAGAAGTCTGTGATACTCTTTGTTTTTTACCATTAATAACAGACCAACCAGCATCAAATCTTAAATAAGACGGTAATAAATCTCTTATTGCTCTTATACGTGCTAAGTTGTCTTTAGAGTCTTTAAATTCTTTATTTAATAATGATATTTGTGAATTTTGCGTTCTAAAATTATATACATATGTATAGAAACATGCAGCTCCAATTGTTTTACCAGTTTGACGAGGTAGTAGTAGTATAGTATTTATATTCATTATAGCTAAATATAAGAATGCCATATTACCTCTATTTAATACAAATTGAGATGGAGTACCTGATGATGGTATTCTGACTACTTCTCTTAAGAAATACCAAAAATTATTAGTTACTTCGTATAATACTTTAAGTTTATATATCTCTGGTAAATTAGGATCGTGTGGATCTATATTAGCTAAATCTGGATCTAATAAGGCCAACATAAATCTATTGTTTTTTACACCAATGGCTTTAAGATAATTACTCATTTCCAAGAAAGACTTATTGCTAGTAGTTCTTTGATAATGAATAACTATCTGTTTATTCTCAGCAAGATTATACTTATTATCCATATAATCTCTCCTTTCTGTGTATAAATTTTATGTATATGTATTTTTAATATGAATTTCAGTTATATACTATATATGTGTTATTATATATTGAAAGGATGTTTTATAATGAAACAACATTTATCTGAAAATTCTAATACTAACAAACCTACTATTATACTGACATCGAAAATTGGATTTTATGGAAATATTTCTAAATCTCCATTACATGTAGTAGAAATATTTGAAGAAGATTTAAACATGATGAAAGAAGGAGAATATATAACTTCTGATATGATAAATAATTTATATGAGAAAAATAATAAATTATTAATAAAGAAAGGTTATTTACACGATATACCTGCATTAAAAGTAAGCGATATAAATTTCGATGATATTTATACTGATGAAGAAAATAAATATAGAGCAAAAATAGAAATAGTAAATGATAGTAGAAAATATGGTAAGATTAAATTCTTGACTAAAAGTACTATTAAGATTATTTCAAAAAGAAAAAACACTCTTACTATATTAAGAAGGTTCGAATCTTATAATCTATCTCAGAAAGGAGAAATAACTAAAATAAGAGACGATTCTATTGTAGGTAACATTGAAATTAATAAAAATAATGGAGGTAATAAACATATCGATGATTGATGTAGGATTAGTTATGGATTATGCATTCACACACATAGGAGAAGATTATTTAGCTACTATATTGGTAATAGCTTTAGTATGTATCTTATTATGGATTGCAGATTTTCTAATTAAAGGGAAAAAGGGAGTAAAAATGTTACAATTATACTTCTTTTTATTCTGTATTATATATTCTATGACTTGGATAAGTAAAGAATTGTAAATAAAATATGTTATGGGTATGGCAGATCTGCCATACCCATAATAAATAAATTATATAAATAAAAGGGAGTTGTTTTTTATAATGAGTTCTAGTTTAGGGTATTTACAATGGTATGCTACAAATATCTATAATGCAGTAAATGGAATAATAAATCCAACTGTCAAATCAATGAGCCTAGAATTTATTACTAACGAAAATGATAAGAATAATATAGGAGAATCCATAGGAAATATTGTATTGATAAATTTACCAAATATAATAAATTTTTGTGATAATCAAGGATTACGCGATTTTGATTCTGTTAAAGGATTAACAATGAATTCTGTTATACACGAATTATCCCATATACAACAAGATATAGATTTTAAAAAATACAACAAAGATGATAGTTATAGGGCATTTATAGAACTAACTAATGATGGAAATACATTATCATTCATAGCTCATAATTATGATATATTATATAAAAACTATGGTAGCTTTGATATGGATTGTGTAGACAAATTACCATACAAGAATAATATGGTAAATGATTTTTATAAGATGTATACTCCAATACAAAATAAACAAACTAAATTATTATCATTAATTCAATCGTGCATGCAAGATGATATAAATTGGGTAATCAATTATGAAAAGATAACAGATATGAATATACATTTTATAGGTAAAGATAATAGATATAAGAAATTATATGTTATGGTCAATAGTATGTGGAGTAATATTGATAATAACATATTTGATTTAAGCAAGATGCTTAGGACAGGAAGTATATATCATATAAACGTAGAAAGAGGAAAAGGGATATTTAATTTAATCATAGAAGAACATAAAAAAGAACCTATATATCCTGTATCTGTATTAAAGAGATGATTAATTTCATCTCTTTTTTTTTTATATTTTTGCATAATATTTGTCTATTTTAGATATAGCGTTTTTCTTATTAGATTCAAATATACGTTGCATATAATTTTTAGTAGATTCAAATTTCTGCCTATTTCCTTCTTCTCCTATAGGGACAATAGAATATATCTTGGATTTATCTGGTATTATCTTAAATCCTTTATATAAATTATCACTAGATTTTAATGCAGCTCTATATTTGATATAACTAAATAAAGATTCTTTCATCATATCAAATCTATCATTAATCTCATCGCTTTCTCTAATAGAAGATACTAGTTTCAATATTAGTTCTGGTACAGATACAAACATAGTAATTGCTGGTTGATATTTATCTTCATATATATTATATTTATCACCAAAATAATATTGATAAAATTTATTAATATCAATAGTTTTATTATTAGATTTGGTTGTACTAGCAATAGAACTCATTAATGTTCCTTTATAGATAGTATTATATACAATAGAAGAATGCACCCATCTATCCATAACTACATTCATTCCTTTATCTATTGCAGGTTTAATTATAGAATCGATAGTTTCTTTAGTATTGAGTATAATAAGATTTTGCAACATATCTGTAGGAACTTGCTTTTTTAGTAGTTGTCTTATCATGTCATATCCGAATGAGTGCGGACATGGTAATGATAATCCTATAGTATTTACACCAGATACTTCTTTAATATGTTCTACTAAATGATTCTTTAATGATGTTTTTCCACACCCATCAGGTCCTTCTAATACAAAAAGTTTTCCATTCATAATATTATCAGTCTCCTTCTTTAATTCGTATATAATTGTTATGATATAATTAAAATATTAAGGTAAGGCAGATCTGCCTTACCTTTTAATTCGATATTAAAAATTTCTATATATTTCGTCTATTAACTCTTTTCCAACGGCTTTTTCTATAGGAAGATGAATTGTATCCCCGTATTTAGTTTTCATTCTTACAGTATGTATGTCGGAAGCTAATTCTAAAGATTCATATAATATATCAAATTGATTTATAATAGCTTTTACATTAGAAGATTCTGACATAATAAATCTAGAAATCTGTTCTTGAGATAATGGTATTATCATAGATTCAGATATTGGGCTGTTTCCTGCTTCTACAATACGATCCAATTCATTCTGTTTAGCATATAGATATGTATCTTCATTAGCAACAAAGTATTTAACAGGTTCATTGTTACTAGATTCTGTTGTAAGTATTTTGGTAGTATATGCTTTACTATGAGAAGGAAAATATACTCTATCATATGCAACCATTTGCATATTACGAACAGTCATTCTTCCATTTTCATTAACCAAAGAACCTAATGCTCTTAATGAGAATGAAGGTCTTTGTCCATCCTTTAAATCGGCATTAAAAGATTTTCCTAATTCATTATTAGTTCCTCTAAACCATGCTTTAACATATGGACCTTCCATCCATAATTTAGTATACCATACTTGTTCATTAGTAGGATCTACTTTAGATTGTCTCAATAGTGTTTGATCTAATGGATGACCAGCTTCTCCTTTAAAATTGCCTGTAGATACTAACTCTTGTTGTCTAGGAGCTTTTACAGCCATAGATAATTCTTCTAATGGATAGTATCTTCTATTTCTGTTTACCTCATCAGCTTCTTGTACAATACCTTCTGCCATTACAAATCCATTTTTGTTTTCGTTTTGTATTTTAAATTCGACATTAGAACGTGTTTCTTCACAGAAGATAGAACCAATGATATTTTCATTATTAGTCATTGGAGTAAATTCAGACATTTGATTCACCTGCTTTAATATGTATTTTTAATATATTGTAAAAAGACAATTATATGAGTATACTCCATTGGGAGTATACTCAATATATTATTTTTTCTGTGGTTTATTATCTTTAGATTTTTCTTGTTGCTGTGTATTAGTAATAGTTGTTGTATTAGTTTTATTTTTAAGATTATAAGTAGGCTGTACTTGTTTATAAGTTTGTTTTTTAATTTTACCAATTATTTCTACTTCTGGTTCTTTAAAATTGTATAAACTATCAACAGCATTTTCTGATACATTACTAGGACCATTTACTTCATCAAAGTTATTAAATCCTAATGGAATAATTTTACCATTACTTAACACTTCTTCTACTCTAGCTTTATTTTCTAATAATGATTGAATTTCTTTAGTATCAAGTATTAATTCTCTATGTAATCCTCCAAATGTAGCTCCATTCATTTTAAATGGATGATCTACATAAACATTTACTAATTTTTTCATAAAAAATATACACTCCTTTATTCAAAAAATTTATACATATGTTTTGGAAATATCATTCTAATGGGTCTATATCCATTGGTAAAAATATATCTAATAGATAATGATCACAACTTACTTTTAAATCATCTTCTGCTTCTAATAATGAATCTATTTCTTTATCTACAATATCCATACCCTCTAATTCAAAAACATATTCATCAAAATATCCTTCTACTAATGCTTCAGTATTCATATATTTATACCTCCTCTATTGGTTGTGGGAATAATTCTTCATTATAATCTATCTGTTCTGTTACTGGATCGATATTACATAAACTGTCTAAAGCTGTTGTATCAAAATCATCTATCATCAATTCAGCCATATCTTCATTAATCATATCTTCTAAAAATATTTTATCTACTAAAGACATAAAATTCATCTCCTTATAGTATTAGATTATAAGAATGTAAAAGTCAATAATAATTATAATTATATACTATAGATATGATAGTATATAGCTAAAGCTAAAAGGAGAGATATTTTATGATTATGAAAATTCTAAAAATGGAAACAATGAAAGTTATCGCTGGGTTATTTGGCGCTCTTGTTATTATAGCTATAATAGATATATCTATTATAGCTATAGGAGAAATTCCTACATTATCATTATTAGTTGCCATAATAGGAAACTGGTTTATTAGAACAAGAAAGAAGGTTAATGAGTATGAAAAGAAATGTAATCATCAAGTATTATATTGTAAAAAAGAATTGAATCAGGAAGATTTAGATAAACTTCCTTATTCAATCAAACAAAGATTAGGTCTTAAATGACCTAATCTTTTTTTTATTTTCTAGTCATATAACACTCTTCTATTGGTTCTCCTTCTTTTTCTTTTCCTATTGTATTTAAGTAGTAATTTATTATATATAACAGTATTGGTATTTCATAGAATAGATCTTTAGATTGTCTATAATTTAGATTGATTAGATTGTCTAACAACTCATTGGTTATATTATCTTTTCCATTAAGAAAGTCTATTATTATATTTCTATATATAGGAGCATCTGGATCTTCATAATCGTATGGTTTATTATCTATTATTCTATCAAATAAATCCATATTTAGATTATTAATTGGTTCTCTACTCCAATTGCATAAATTTATACTCAATGAATAATAGTCTTCTAATCTATCTACTAATAGACTAGTAGGATCATGTACTAATACTGGATACATAGAATTTAATCTTAGTTCATGTTCTCTTTTCTCTACATTTCTCATTATTGTTCTATCATATTCTATAGAAAATGTATTTGGAATACAAACAGCTTGAGATAAATATAAATAATCTCCTGTCTCAAATAGTTTATTTCTTATCATGAATTCTACAATATATGGATCATATATATTCAAATCATCATAATGATATACAAATGTCTCTATATTTCTTTGATAGAATAAATCCATGTAATAACCTCTTAATGTTTGATATATGGAATATAATCTATCTAATAAATCTTTATCTTCTGTTTTTATAAGAGTTACATAGTTAGATCCTACGTTAGAAGGTATATATTCGTACGTATCTATTAGATTAATAGAATTAATATAGTCTATAGATTTCTTATCTGTTTTATCTAGATAGAATCTAATTTTATAAAAATTAGCTCCATTTTCTAATGTATCTGTAGTAACATTAGATACTCTGAATAATAAATCTTCTTTTACGTAATTTATTCCAAAATAATCGTCTACACATGGTATCAATGTGTTAGGTAATATTACAGCTTCTCCTTCTACTGGAGATTCTACGCCATATTCTCCTACTTCTAGATTTATTATAATTCTATCTATTCCATATAAATGCATATTATTTATTCTATTATATCTTAAAGGAGCTTCTGATCCTAATTGATCTGTTATTTGTCTAGATCCTTCATCCAATGTAGATTGATGAATATTAACGTTATAATACGTAACAGGAGTAGGTTTAAGATTACTGAATATATAATATGGATTATTAACTAATCTATCTTTATGGCCTTGTATAAGACTATCTGCTGTTTCTCTATATACAGAATTTGAAAATCCCATTATTAATTTCACCTCACAATATTGAATAGATTATATAGATGTGAAACTATAGTATTTATGTAAAAGTCAATATTTTCGATTATATACTATAGAAGTGATAATAATATATAAATTGGAGGAATATCAAAATGACAAGATCTCAAGAAATTATGGACAAATTCAATAGAATTAGAATGGAGAAAAATATTTCCATTCTTAGAAATTTAGTTAAAGAAAACTGGGAGTACGAAAACGACCCAGTTTTCAAAGCATCAAAAGAGAATGCAGAAAGAGCATTCTCCGTATTTGTAGAAAATGAGAAAGGAATGGCTGATGCATTAGGAATCAGTCATTCCATTCTTAAAAAATTGAGAGAAGAGATTAGAAAATAATCTCTTCTCTCAAAAAAATAAAGTAGTATATTAAATACTACTTTATTTTTTGGTATCACAGTTTATTTACTGTTTTTATATGATTCGAATAATACAAAAACTATTGCTTCTTCTACTATATCTAATATACCAAATTTTTCTGAATTATTATTTACCATATCTTTATATGTTTTAGTATCATTTAGATCTAAAGTCTTTACTAATTTATCTAAAGATATTATATAAGATGCAATATCTTCTGTACGTTTTAATAATTCTTTATATAATTCAATAGATCTATATTTTATATAATCTATTGCTTCATCATAGAATATCGTAAATTTATTTTCCATCATATATTTCAAAGATAATATATCATTTTTAAATTCTTCATAATTATCTTTAGTTACATTATCGGAAGACATTATATTTAATATAGCTAGTTTAGCATACAAATCATAATATAAAGATGATTCTTGTTCAAATGAATCTGGATATACATCATGGTCAGGTAAACGACTTATTACAAAATCTGCTAATTTTTTATTGAAATCTATAGATATATCGTCTTCTTTTTGTAATCTATCTTTCATTCTATTTAGTATATCATAACTAAATACTTCCTTATCTTCTGATATCAAAGTTTTTAATAAATATGGTCTACTAAACAGTTTGTATAAATCTTCATATCTCTTGAATATTATTTTCTTTTCATATATAGAATCTATTTTTATCTTTTGCGATTGTATAGACATATCTACCATGATTTTTCTACATACTTTTCTTTGTCGCTTATCAATACTATTATTCTTGAGATAATTATCGGTTATATAGAGTAATAGAAGATTAGTAAGATTGACTCTTTTCAGGTATTCATTGTTCTTCATTTTATCATCATTTCTAAGAATATCAATTATAAATCTTTGAGATTCCACCATTTCTTTTACTGTTAATGATTTTTTCATTTTAATAATCTCCTTTTATATTATTTTATAGATTCTTTATTTAAAAACACTTGTTCTTTAAATTTTTGAAATATAAATAGATCATCTAGCATCATTATGATATATATTATAGCTTCTATTATTAATAAAATATTTAAATCTGCTTTAATAAAGAAGGCACCTATAACTCCTATAAATGATGCTAATATAGACATACAATTTTTCTTGGAACTATATATTGTTCTCTCAGTTCCAGTAAACTTATTATTTATTGTATCAGAAACTG